GCCCTCGGTGTCGAGGCCGGGGTAGTTGCGCGCCGCCTCCCAGAACGACAGCAGGTAGGGCTTCACGGCGTCGCCGAGGTCGTCGGTCATCGCCTTGGCGTATGCGGCAAAATCGCGCACGCCGGCCTCGATGTAGGCGCCGGCGATCGTCATGCCGTCCATCACGATTTCGGGATCGATGCCGCTGTTGAGCTGGGCGCCCGACAGTTTCGAGCGCAGCCGCGCGCGGGCGGCTTCCACCTTGTCCGCGGTGAACAGCTTATTGCCGGCGAACCGGTCGGTGCCGGTCGGCGGCGTCGGCTCGGTCGGGGCGCCGTCGTTGGCGGCGGTGCCGCGCTTCAGCACTTCGCGCACGTCGGCCGCGCTGAAGTCGTCGCCGAGGCGGTACGTGACGGCCTGCACCTGCGCATCGGTCATGCCGTGCTGCGCAGCCAGCTTGCCGAGCTGGTCGATCAGCTCCGGCTTTGCGATCTCGCCGCGCACGAACGAGCTCACGGTGTCGATCGCCGGTTGCCTGTAGCCGGCGTCCTGCGGTGCCGCTTCGGCGGCCGGCTGCTGCTTCTCGATCGTCACGCCCTGGCGCGCGGCGCGCTCAAGCTCCGCGCGCGACCACGTAGTGCGCGCGCCGGTCGCGGTGTTGCGCACCGTCGTCTCGCCGTTGCGGCCGATGCGCTCGATCTCGTAGGACTGGCCGCCCTTCGCGTAGCCGATTTCCGCGGACGGCGTGACGGTATCGCCGACACGCGCGTCGCCGAGCACGCGGTGCGCGCGGTTGGCGTCAGCCTTGGGCGCCTTCTTCCCGGCAGCCGGAGCGGCCGCCGCCTGCAACGCTTCGCGCTTCCGCTCGATGCGGCGCATCAGCTCGGCATGCGCGGCCTCGTGCGAGAGGGTCGGCTTCTCGGTCGCAGACCATGCCGCGTCCTCGGCGCGCGCGACTTCCTCGACCTCCGGCAGGGTTTTCGCGCTCACGAGCTGGTTCATGCGCTTCAGCACGTCGGCGCCCGGCGTGGCCGCGGGTTGTGCAGCCGGCGCGGCGCTCGGCGAATTCTTCACTGCCTCGAGCGCCTGATCGACCGGCGCGTCGAGCACGATCGCCTTGACGTCCTTGCCTTCTTCCTGCGCGGCGAGCACCTGATGGTGCCCGTCGATGATGTGCCCGTCGTTCGACACGATCACGGCGCGGTCGCCGGTCGCCTCCTTGGCCTGCGCTACCTTCTCGGGCGAGAATTCGGCCTGCGTCGGCTTCAGCTCGGCCGCCGGCACCATCTTCGTTTCGTGCTCGATGCCCTGCGCGTTCAGGTGGTTCACGAGGCCGCCGTGCGATTGCGTCGGCACTTGCGGCATCTGATCGCGCGGAATGCCGAGCGTGCCGGACTCGGCCGGGAAACGCTCCATGCCTTCGGCGACCTTCGGCTTGATCTCGAACCGCACCTTGCCCGTCTGCACGATCTCGTGCGTCGTGCCGGCCTTCTTCTTCTCGAGGAACGCTTGCGCCTTCTCGCGCGAGCCGAACCACTTACCTGCGTAGGCGTCCTTTACTGGAGCCGGTTGCTGGGCCGCGGTGACAGCTCCATCAGCAGCGCCAGCCGATGCGCTCTCGCTACCGGGTTGAGCGGCAGCGGGCTCGGGCTTCGATTGAACGGATGCGCGAGCTTGTGCATCAGCACCAGTCCGATTTGCACCTTCATCGGTTCGAGCATTGGCGGCCTCCTGCGGTTTGATGTCGAAAACGGTCTTGCCGTCCTCCTCACGCGGTACGACCGTGAACACGCGGCCCTCGCGCTCGGCGGCGCTGATCGCCGCGCGGTTCGCATCGCCGCGATCCAGATACGCGCCGCTTGCGGTGGTCGCCGGCGCTTCTTCTGCGGGCTGCTCGATCGGTGCGGCCGTCACGGGTTCGGCCGGTGCGGGCGCGCCCTCATTGCGGCGGTCGATCTCGGCCGACACCTTGCGGCGCTCGGCCGTGAGCATCTTGTTCCAGCCGCCGTTCATCTTCGCCTGCTTCGTCAGGTAGCGCAGGCGGTCGCGAAGCTCTTGCTCGCTCCAGTCGGTCAGCGGGCGCTCGGCCGCCTTTTCCTCGCGCGGAGCCGGCTCGCGCGGCGCGGCGGCCTTCGTCTCCGGCTTCGGCTCGGGCGCGGCCGGCGCCGGCTCGGCGGGCTGTTCGTCCGCCGCCGGCGTCGCTTCTGCCTCCGGTGCCGCCGGCTCCTCGGCGATCGGCTCGAAATTCACGCCGTCCTCGCCGGTCGTGATCCGGTATTGCTGCCCGTCGTCGCCGACGACGATACGCTCCGCGGCAGGCGCGGCAGGTTGCGCGGCTTCCTGCGCCGGCGCTGCGCCGGCGGCGCGCTCCATCGCGCGACCGATCGGGCCGGTCGGCGCAGCCGGCGCGGCAGCCGGAGCCGGCGCGGCTGCTTCCGGTGCGGGCTGCGGCTGCGCCTCGGCGGCCGGCGTCTCCGGGATACCGTTGCGGTTGAGGTTCCGCGCGCCGCCGATGGCGCCCATGCCGCCACCTTGCAGGCCGCCGATCGCGAGGCCGCCGAGCGCCTGGTTGGCGACGTCATCGCCGAGCGAGACGCGCTTGTCGGCTTTCTGCACGGCCTCGTTCTGCGCGACCTGCTGAAGCGCGCTCTGCGGCACTTCTTCGAGCAAGCCTTCGGCAACCGCGCTGCGCGCGGCCCCCGAGAATGCGCGCTTCAGCGCGCTTTGGCTGACCTTCTCGGTGACGATCTTCGCGAGCACGCGATCGCCCATGCCGCCGAACAGGCCGGTCGCTACGCCGGCGGTGATGAACGCGCGCGTCGCCATGTCGTCCGCGAGCGCCGCGCGCGCCTGCGCGTCGGTCATGCCCTGCGACTTGAGCTGCTGGAACGCTTCGGACGATGCCAGCACGTCGGGCGTGAGCTCGTTGATCTGGTCGCGGACCTCGCGCGACGACTGCGCGCCACCGAGCGCGCCTTCGGCCAGCATGCCGGAAATGAGTGCCGTGCGCGCTGCCGCCGCCGATGCCGCCTGCACACCGACCGTGCCGACCTTCGCCAGATAGGCGCCCCGCGCCAGCGCCATGCCCGGCACCATCGTGATCGCCTGCTCGGGCAGCGATTGCAGCAGGCCGCTTGCGTAGCTACGCCAGTCCGTCCACGCGGGCCCGAGCGTGCCTTTCTCGTCGTTCCACCACTTCTTTTCGAGCGCGGCGCGCATCTGCGGCGTCATGCCCGCGACGACCTGCTTCGTGTCCTCCTTGAGGAACTGGTCGGACGGCTTGCCGTGCACGAGCGTGTCGACGGAATCGATCGCGCTGACAACCGACTTCGGCAGCACGCGCGACGCCAGCTCGCGCGCATCCTGCGCCGCCACGTTGAAACCGACCTTCAGGTTCTTGGCGACGTCGGTAACGTCGTCCAACAGCGACGGGTCTTTCGGCGGCGGCGTGACATCGGCGAACGCGCTGGGCGGCAGCTTGTCGAGCTCCTGCTGCGTGAGCACCTTGAAGCGGCCGGGCTCCTCCTGATCGAGCTGCGATTGCAGGTCGAGCCGGCTCGCCTCGGCCGGGTCGAGCACCTTGTAGCGGCCCGGCTCCTGCGCATCGAGGCGGGCTTGCAGGTCGAGCGCGCTGTTACCCGTGCCCGCGGGCGCGCCGCCGGTGCCGACGCGGCTCGCGATGCGCGCGGCATACGCGCGCGTCGTCATGCCGCCGTCCGTCGTGTTCGGGATTTCGCCGCGCTTCAGCGAGGAGCGGTTGTACCCGGCCTGATAACCGGCAGCCAGCAGCGCCGGATCATCCGTGCCGAGCACCTTCTGGCCGTAGGCGAGATAGCGCAGGCCGGCCTCCATGTTGTTCCACGGATCGCGCTGGCCCGCGTAGGTGCCCATCATCTGCTTGTACGTGTCGGGCATGACCTGCATGCCACCCACGGCGCCGACGCTACTGTCCTTGCTGTTCCAGTTGCCGGACGACTCCAGCCCGAAAATCTCGAGCGCGAGCTTCGGGTTGACGCCGAGCTGCTGCGCGCGGCGGATCAGGTCGTCGCGCGTCGGCATGCGGCCGGCCGCCGCGGGTGCTGCCGGCGGCGCGGCCGTGTCAGGCGCCGCCGGTGCGGCGGTCTGTTGCGGGGCGGGCGTGCTGTTCGCGGGAACGCCGGGGAAGCTCGGCAGGGACAGGCGCGAAACGTCGTTCGCGCCTTCGGTGAACAAATCTTCGATGTCGCCGGCGGACGGCGTTTGCAGGAACAGATTCTTAGGCACGAGCTCCCCTCTGGTCTATGGCGGCGCGATGGTGCGATTCTAGCGCCATGCGGTTCGCCCATCAAACCAGAGGGGCGACGGCTACCGGTAGACGATCTTCCCGGTTTTTGTGTCGAGCACGGGCAGGCCGCGCGCGGCAGGATTGGCGGCCGCGCCGGATGCCGGCGCCGGGCTGCCGGCGGGCATCTGCGTCGGCTTCCCGCCGCCGTAGATGATCGCCATGTCCTGATCGATCAGCGCACGTTGCTTCTCGACCGGCAGGCGCGCAAAGGACGGGTCGTTCTTCATGCGATCGCCGAACGCGAGGCGCTTTGCCTCCTCCGGCGACGTCGAGCGCTTGTACTCGTTGATGCCGAGGATCGACGGCAGCGCGCCGCTGATGAACTCGTCCGAGTAGCCGGCGTTCTTCAGCGCGCCGACCTTCGCGTCGAGCTCGTCCTGCACCTTGTTCCGGCGGCTCTCCGAGTCGAGCTTTGCCTTTTGCGCGTCGCGGTCCAGGTTGTTCTCGGCGCGCTTGTCCTCGAGCCGCTCGCGGCCCTTCTGCCGCACCTGCTCCAGCGCCGTGTCGGTAGCCAGCTTCAGCTTTGCCTCGCCGACCTTCGCAGCGACGTCGAGCTTTGCCTTGTCCTGCATCTGCTGGCGCTTCCACGCGGCCTCGAACATCTGCGGCGGCGACAGCGCCGCGAGCCCCATTTCGAGCATCTGGTTCCGGTCGATGAAGCTGGTCCGCTCCTCGCCGGTCGAGTCGACCTTGAGCTTGACGTTGAAGCCGGTGATGTTGCCGTCCTTGTCCTTCACGACCTCCTTGGACAGCGGCGTCACGCCATCGTCGTAGCTCTTGTAGAGGTCCATGAAGTGATCGGCCGCGCCCTCGATGTCGCCCATCTGCGTCGCGCGCCACGCCTTCGCCCAGAGCGCCATGTTGCGCTTGCTGTCCTGCTGATCGGCCCAATCGATCCACGCCTGCGCCTTGGCCGGATCGCCCTGCGCGAGGAACGTTTCGGCGATCTTCGGAACGCCCTTCTTGCGGAAGAACTCCATCACGCTCGGCGCCTTCTTCTCGGCGAGCGCGCGGGCCTGCGCATCGGTCATCGGCTCGCCGCCGTTGATGCCGCGGGTTGCCGCCGCGACAACCGGCGACGACGCGATCGATGCGGTCGTGCCGCCACGTGCCGGCGTGTCCATCGCGCGCGCGGCGCTGACCGCCTCGGGCGGCGTCGGCGCGGGCGCCATGCTGCCGCTGTCGGCCATCGGCGTAGCGCTCATCGCGCCGGGAGGGATCTGTGGAGACTGCGAGGGCGCCGGCGTCGGTGCCGGCGTGCTCGGCGTCGGCGCGGTCGTCTCGGGTGCGGCAGCCGGCGCGGCGCCGGGCTGCTGCGCGGGCAGGGGAGTCGCGCTCGGCGTGCTCATGTCGACGGGCTGCGTCGTTGCCGGAGCGGCAGCAGGGTCAGGCGCCGGCGGCGCGGACGGCCCCTGCGGGCCTTGCGGCCCCAGACCCACCAACCGCGCCTGTTCGGCCCGCACCGCGTCCTCGCGCTCCTGGCGCGCGACGTCCATCGCCTCTTTCGTCGCCTTCTCGGCTTCAGCCTGCCGGCTGGCGTCCTTCCACATCTTGCCGAGCTGCATGCCCTGCACGAGCCCCTGCGCGAAGGCGCCGATACCGATTCCGTAATTCGCCATGCTTGACCTCCTACCAATTCAATGTGTCACGCCGGTTTCGCCGCGGGCGATGCGGCCGGCGTCGCCGGGTAGAGCGCGCCCTTACCCATCATCACCGACATCGCATTCAGCGAATTGCCGCCGATCGGCGATTGCGGCTGCGGCTGCTGCGGCGCCGCGGGTGCATTCACGCCCCACAACGCGGCCACCCTCGAGGAGAGGTCAGGGGTCGCGGCGGCAGCAGCAGCAGCGTTCGAGACTGGCCCAGAGGGCGCCACGTTGAGGCGCGCACCGCCGGGCGATGTCTGGTACGCGCCGATGCCGCCGCCGTAGACGTTCATGATTACCCACCGATTTCCATGTTGAAGTGCATGATCGCTTCGGCCGTCGCGTCGCTGATCGCGTTGAGGCGCCGCTGATACTCCTCGTATGCCTCGGGGTGGTAGTGCTTCAGGTACGCGGCGCGGCCGTCCTCCCAATAAGCGGAGCACGTCATACAGTCCGGCGACGCGCGCATGACCTCGTAGTACCGCGGCAGCGCGACGCCCTGCTCGTGCAGGAACGCGAGCACGCGGCTATCGTCCCATCCCTCGAGCGGGAACAGGTACTCGATGCCATCCTCGACGTGGCCCGACTTGATCGGCGCGCGCATGCGGTCGGACGCCTTCTGGCCGCGGATAATGAGCGTGATGCCGTCCTCCTTCATCCGCTCGTGCATCGGCAGCATCAGCGAGCGCATGCAGCACGAGTAGCGGTCTTGGATCAGCACGGGCGAGCCCTTCGCGGCCACGCCGATCGGCGTAGCATTCGCCGGCACGATGTCGGACGGGATACCGAACTGCGCGATCACTTCGGGCTGGCGCCCCTCGATGCGCTCGAAGCGCGGCACCATGCGATCGATTTCCTCGACGAGCTCGCGCGTCTCCGGGAAGCTGTCGCCGGTATCGAGCCAGTAGACCGTAAGGCGGTCCCAATACGGCCGCATCAGGTACAGCAGCGCGAGTGAATCCTTGCCGCCGGAAAATTGCAGTGCAATGCGCTTGTGACGCTCGATGATCTCTTTCACGCTCTCTCTCCTTAAAACGCCATGATGCCCGCACCGGCAATGGTGCCGAGCCCGCTCATCAGCCCCGACGAGTTCTGCGCGGCCGCCTGCTGCTGCGCCGCCCAGATGCTGCCTTGGGTGCCGTACTGCTGGTTCAGAACGCCGGCGCCGCCTTGGAGCCCCTGCATCGCGCCGTTGTAGCCTTGGCCGACGATGCCGACGTTCGCGCGGAAGTTCGCGCTCGCCGCGCCTGCGTTGCCCGTCGCCGAGTTGCCCGCGTTCAGGCCGAGGCCGGCCGATGCCGCTGCGCTCGACGGCAGCCCGTTGCCGAGGTTGATCGCGTCGGCGCGGAGCGCGAGGGCCTTGTCGCGCACGGCCTGACGCGCGTTGTTCGCGGCGCCGGCCGAGTTGAGCGCGGTCAACGTGTCCTGCGCGCGCGTGATGCCCTGGAAGCGGCCGCTCGCCGGGTTGATACCCATGCTCGCCATCGTGCGCGTGTTGGCGTCGGCTGCCTGCTTCGCGCCTTGCTGCACGTCCGCCTGCGCCTCGGCGGCCATCTGCTCCTGCCGCTCGGGGCTGTCGTAGTTCTTCGCCGTCTCGATGAACTGATCTTGGAGCGGCTGGAACACGCTCTTGTAGCGCTGCCGGTCCTCGCGGGCCCACGCGTTCGCCTCGTCCTGCGTCGCGAGCTGCTGGTCCGTGACCTTCTTCGTCAGCTCGTCGAGCTCGGCCTGCCGCGCGCTGGCGACGTCGAACTGAGACTTCGAAAAGTCGAGGAAGTCGCGACCGAGCTGCATTTCCTCGAGCGCGGCCTTGCCGATGTTCGGGTCGGGCGGCGGCGCGTCGCCGGCGTCCTTCTTGAACAGGACGTACTCCTCCCATGCCTTGCGCGCCGTATTCTCGCGCTCGACGGGCAGCTCGAAACCTTCGACCGTGACGGCCTGCGTGTCGATCGGCGGGAACAGGAGCGGCAGAAAGTAGACGATCAGCGCGGCGATCAGGCCGGCCCAGATGGCATTTTCAAGCATGTCGGGACTCCGGGGGGATGAAGCGGCACCACTCTCGCAGCATGCCGAGCGACACGAGGTCGCCATCGTGAGCGGCGCGCGGGTGGTATCCCTCACGCCGGAAACCAAGGTGCTCGTCGAACTTCAGCGCGTCGACGTTGCGGGCGGGCACCAGACCAGTGACGCGGCGCAACCCGCACTGAATGAACGGATAGGAGAACGCGGCGGTCAGGAACTCGCGCGTCAGCCAGTGGCGCGAGCCGTCGCTGGCGATGTGAATGTTGCAGTCGACGGTCGAGAAGCCGTCGAACACCACGACGGCATTGAGCACGCCGTCGCGCTCCTGTCCGATCGCGCGCGCATCCGGCCGGAACGCGGGAACGCCGATGCGATCCTTCGCCCATGCGATCAGCCGGTCCTCGTTCTCGTAGATCAGTTGGTTCATAGCTCGTCGCGGTCGGAAATTCGCACCATTCTAGCTTTTTCGCACCACTGCGGACACGATTAAAGACGCTGCGCGATCGTGCGCATCGCCTCGAACAGCATGCGCACGTCGTCGCGCAGCGCGTTGTAGTCGGCCGCGGTCGGCGCCGCGCTGACCTGCTTCGACTTCATCTCGCTCATCCGCGCGATGGCGCCCAAGTCCTCATGCCGCACGGCCTCGCGCGGGCGCGTTCCGTCCGTAAGCTGCCCACGCAGGCCCGCGAGCTCCTGAATCGACTGCACGGTGCGCTCGGACAGGCCGAACTTGTTGACGAGCACCCGCACGATCGCGGTTTCGAGGGGGCGGTCGGTCAGCGCGTCGCCGCGCGAATTCGGGCCGCTCTGGCTTGCGTTGAGGTCGCCACGTGCCATGTCACACTCCTGCCAGTTCTGCGCCAGTGCCGGCGAGCGTCACCTGCGCGATGTCCGCGTTCGCGCTGACCTCGACCTCCCACACCTGCGCGAGGAAGCCGGACGGCAGGCGGCACGTCCGGTTGAGCTTGCTCACGGTCGCGACCGGCTTGCCATCCGCGTAGATGGTCGCCGACACGAAGCGGGTGCTTTCGAGCCGCTTCAGCGCGTCCCCGTTGACCGGGTAGACGTTGAGCGCCGCGCCGTTGATCTCGCCGCCGATGCTCGCGTCGCCGAAGATGCTGTCGTTGTACTCCTTGGCTGCCTCGGCCGCCGCCTGCTGGGCCGCTTCTTCCTCGGGAGTCAGCAGCACAGATCCTTCGATCAGGATCACGCCGAAATTCGTCGGCTTCTGGATGACGTATTGCTTCGAGCGCCAGACGAGGATTTCGTTTTCACTGTCCAGCGCGTCCCACTCGTAGATGTCCTGCCCCATGCAGAGGTACAGCTTGCCCTCGCTGATGTCGTACCACGTGGCGTCGGCCTTGTAGTTCGTGCGGTGCAGGAACGCCTCCTGACCGGTCAGGTCGATAATGAAGCTGCCGCTGCGCGCGGTGCCGGACGGGTCGATGTACTCGTAGCTGGCGAGGTAGCGGCCGAAGAACTGGCCGGACACGAACCGGTCGGGCGCGGTTTTCAGCCAGTCGTTTCGCGTCATGAGCTGGTCGGTCACGACACGCGCGCCGGCGGACGAGGCGACAACCAGGCCGTCGTGCGACGGGTAGGCGATCGCATAGCCGAGGTCGACGAGCCCGCGCGCGTTGATGCACGGCAGGTTGAGCTCGAGCTTTTCCTGCGACATGGTGTCCGGCGACGCGCCGGAAACGATGTAGGGCTGGCCGTCCGTCGCGACCACGATCGTCGTGCCGTAGGCGCCGAGCGCGACGATGTTGTAATCCATCGTCAGCACGTACTTTTCAGGCCACGCGTGCGGGCGCCACGGCTCGCAGAACCAGAGCTCCTTGCCGCGGAACGCGGCCATCATGCCGTTCGGCAGCGAGATAAGGCCGGTCAGGTCGTCAGGCGGCGCGTTCCACTCCAGCGACGGGATAGGCTCGTTTTGCTGGGTCAATGGCACGTTATCGACGAAGTTAGCAGCAGATGCGTCACGTTCGGCGATGAAGTAGAGGTCGGTGCCCGACAGACTCGTTTGCGAGCGGTAGATGCGCTGCTTCGTGATGTTGCGGCCGGCCGGCGGCGCCTGAAAGCCGGAGAGGGTGACGGTCTGCCCGGATTGCCAGTTCACCTGATTGGAGATGGGCGACGGTTCGGATTCCTCCCCGAACCCGGTCACGAACGTATAGACGTAGACGCGCGTGAACACGTCGCCGGTGCCCGTGCCGCTGGTCGCGGCGTTCAGCGCGGCGCTCGGCATGGGAACGGCGAGGGGGTAGACCGTTGCACCGACCTTCATCTTGGGCGCGCCGTCGCCCATGATGTAGAGGCGGTCGGTCGCGACCGGGCCCGGCGCGACGTAGACCGGCTTGTCCCACGCCATCCACGTCGGGCCGTCGCGGTAGATGGTCTTGATCTGGCCGGCGGGAATCTCGCTGATCCGCGCGACGAACTTCGGCTTGCGGTAGGGCGACAGGCCGCCCGACTCGAGGCGCGCGTTCGTCGCGTTCTGGGCGGCGGTGTCGGGCAGCAGGCGCGGCACAAGGCGCGGGATTTCGCCCGAGAACCCGGTGATCTTGATGATGGTCAATTCGAACCCCTCAATGCAAACGCGCCTGCCGCATTGTACAGTGCGGCACAGTGCGACACCAAGGGCGACTGCCTGTCAAGATGCTAGAGGGTCGACCACTCCTATCCCGGTGTATTCGATGAACGCCAGCGCGTAATACGGCGGCCGGTTCTCGTGCGCTGCGCCCCCGCCCGCATTCTGGGTGCTAACTCCAGTGTAGGCTCCCGCGATCGCGATGCCGGTGTAGGCGCCATAGATGGCGATGCCGGTCCCGGCCGCGATGACGGCGCCGCCGGACACGACCTGACCATTCCCGTTGTACGGCGTCACCGTCCCGCTGCCCTGAGCGCCAAGGTTGTAGTAGTTCGAGTGCGTGTTGTGGGCGTGGCCGGGGTCATAGACGCTATGGGCGTGGCTGGGGTCGCTTACCCCGTGAGCATGGCCCGGATCGGATACCGCATGGTTGTGCACGGGCATCTGGTTCGCGGCGAGCACTACCGTGTTGGCGCCGCCCGTTGCGCCCGGCGCATACGAAGTGCCCGCGCCCACGATGAAGCGGTCGCGCAGGTCGGTCGTGCCGTTCGTTCCGTCTGCGAGCTGCCAGCCGGGCCCGTGCACCGTGGCAATGTCCGCGATCGCGCCGCGCCACACCTTGATGTCGCCCACTCGCGGCCGAATCTGCGTGATGGCCGCCGCGAGGCTGTTGAACATCGTCAGGAGCGTGCCAGCGGTCAGGCGGTGCTCGAAGCGGTCGCCTGGAGCGAACTGAAGCGCCTGCGTGCCCTCCTGCGCGCGGACCACGGTGAACGTGTCGTTCGAGCGAGCCGTGATGCGCACGATCTCCACGTGGCCGGCTGCATTGACGAGCGTGCCGGGACACCAATCGCCGGCGGCGAGCGCCGGGAATGCGTCGCCCTGTCCGGGCTGGAGCGCGACGGTATCGCCGTCAGCGGCGAGGGCGGCGGCCAGCATCCCGACGCCGTTGTTCGAGAGCTTGAGCGCCATCGTCACGGCCCCACGTACTGAATGATGGCGAGGGCGTAGTAGGGAGGCCGGTTCTCGTGTGCAGCGCCGCTGCCGGCGTTTTGCGTGCTGATGCCCGTCCCGGAACCCTGAATGCTGATGCCCGTGCCCGCGCCGTAGATGCTGATGCCGGTGTACGCGCCGTTGATCGTTCCACCGGCATAGCCGACGATCTGGAATGCACCGCCGCCCGTGCTCGAGGGCGTAAGCGCCGCCGCGTTATGCGAGTGCGTGTGCCCCGGATCGTAGACGCTGTGCGCGTGCGTCGGATCGCTCACGCCGTGCGCGTGGCCGGGGTCGTTGACGCCGTGGTTGTGCTGCGGCATCTGCGCCGCGGTCAGCGCGACCGTTGCGGCGCCGCCGGTGTTGCCGGGCACGTAAGAGCCGCCCGCCGCGACGATGAACTTGTCGCGCAGGTCGATGGTGCCGTTTTGCCCGTCTGCCAGATACCAGCCCGGACCATGCACGGCCGGGATGTCGGCGATAGCGCCCGACCACATTTTCAGGTCGCCGGCGCGCGGCTTGATCCGCGCGAATGCGGCCGACAGACCGTCGACGTCGCCGACGATCGTCATCAGCGCGCCGGCCGTGAGCCGATGTTCGAAGCGGTCGCCGGGGTTGAACGGCTGCGGTGCGGTGCCTTCCTGCGCACGCACGATCGTGAAAGTATCGTTGCTGCGCGCCGTGATGCGCACGACCTCGACAGCACCGGTCGAGCGTACCAGCGTGCCGGGGCACCAGTCGCCAGCGGAAAGAACGGGAAACGCGTCACCCTGTCCGGGTTGCAGCGCGAGCGTCGTACTGTCGGGGTCAAGCGCCGCGGCGAGCACGCCGACAGCGTTGTTGGAGAGCTTGAGAGCCATGAATCCCTCGCAATCGTCGAAGTCACACGGAAGCCTTGAGCGGGAGGCTTCAGCGTGATGAGCGGACGATGTGCGAGGGGTTGGTCATCATGGGTGCCGGCGGGCGCAAGGAGAGAGGAGGAAATCCCGGCGCGACACGCATGAATTGTAGCATCAGGTGAGCACGGGGAGGACCATGATCCGATCGCCCGCGCCGGCGCGCAACCATGCGCCGTTGATATTCGACGCGGTCCAGAGTCCGACACCATCGACGCTCGTGTTCGCCCAGCTCAACTGGACGGCAACGTTCGTGGTGACGTTCCAGACCCAGACGGGGCGATGATCGCCGGTCGCCCATTCGCCCGTGATCGAGACTAAGCCGTCATACCTGCGCGAAGTCCCGTTGTAGGTCATCTGCGCCTGCCGAAGCTGTCCGTTGAAGAAGGGCACCCACAGGTCCGCGGTATTGGCCCAATTCGGCGATCCGCCGTCGTTCGTGACGTTCGGATAGCCGTCGACGCGGCAGCCCTTATTCCAGAAGTCAGACATCGAGATAGGCTGACGATCGCCGGGCCGCTGCGCGAGGCGCCGGAACCAGTAGCTGTTGATGTCGTTCGCCGCGACGGCCGCGTTCAGACTGTCCATTCCGAGCTCGATCTTAATGCGGTTGATGTCGAGCGGTCCTTGCGTGATGGTCATTTGCCGGCCTCCAGTACCGCAATCCGCTTCGTCAGCGCAATGAGGCGCTGCGACAGCTTCACGCATAAAGCGAGAGCTGCGTTTCCATACGCAACCGACAGCTTCTCGCCATCAATGACTGCCTCGGGAAGCACATTGCGCAGCGATTGCGCGCCGACGCCGACCTGCCGTGCACCGGTATCCTTGCGAGTGAACGTGCCACTCAGAACTTCTGCCATCTGCTCGATGATGTCGTCCGGCAGCTCGGCCCAATCTTCTTTCAGCGACTCGTCGGAATAGGCGGACACGTTACCAGGGGAAGTGAAGTCACCGGTCGTGCCACTGAACTGCCATGCTTGGTTCTCCGTGCCAGAGGCGTTGATGTGATGGAGGACGAGAGACCCCGCCGAGGCGACGCCCGAGTTCAACACCCCCATCGAGTAGACGCCGTTCCAAGCATTATTGTGTGCATATTCCATCGTGACGGATGGAGCGTATGCATTCGAAGTGTCATTAGCGTACGTGTAGAACGGGCCGCCGCGGCGGTCCCACATAGTTGCGTAAAGACCGCTCGTCGTATTTGCCCCGAACGAGTAACTGGCATTGGACCCGGAGACTTTGCCCTGCAAGGAGCCCGCCATCGCTCCACCGGCCTTCGGGAGAGCGGCGTTCGCGGTTGCTTGGGCCGCATTCGCGCTCGCCTGCGCCGTGTCAGCGCGGCTCGACACGTCGAGATAGGCTGCGCTCGTCCAGCGAAGTTCGACACGATCGCCAGCACTGAACGCGAGCGCTGCGGTGCCCTCTTGCGCACGAGAGACAGTCAGCGTGTCCGTCGTGCGCGCGGTGCAGCGCATGATCTCGAGCGCGCCGCTGCTCTTTACCACGGTGAGCGGGAACCAGTCGCCGGCGCCCAGCGTGGGGAACTTCGCGCCGTCGCCGGGTGTGACCGCAAGAGTCGTTGCGCCGACCGCGACGTTTGCGGCGAGCTGGCTTACAGCATTGTTCGCGAGTTTGAGTGCCATAAGTTACCCCAGAGTGCTGAGAGCAGTGACCATCTTGCGGATGATCGGGAGCGCGACGTAAGGCGGCCGGTTCTCGTGCGCCTGTCCGCCGCCTGAGTTGTCGAGCCAGATGCCGGTGCCGGAGCCGTAGATGCTGATGCCCGTCCCAGAGCCATTGAGCCAGATGCCGGTGCCCGATCCGTCCGTGCCGATGGTGAACTGGCGACCGTTATCTGGGCCGTATGCGCGCCCGACATTGGTTCCGAAAGCTGCATCGGCGCCGAGCCCAACAGCGTGAGCGTGGCCCGGATCATTGACGAAATGGTTATGGCCGGGATCAGCGACGCCGTGAGCGTGGCCCGGATCACGAACGGTGTGACTGTGTGGCGGCATGTGTTCAGCGCCGAGCGTCACGATGTTCGCGCCGCCCATCGCACGGCGCGCATAGCTCGCGCCGGCGCCGACGATGAAGCGGTCGCGCCAGTCGGGCGTGCCGTTCTGGCCGTTGCAGATGAAGTAGCCGGGCGGGGGAGGAGCGTCGCTGTCCCAATACTTCACCGTTCCGACCGGCTCGAGCAGGTCGAAAATCTGGTACAGCGAGCGGAGATTGATGGTGCGGTCCAGATTGTCCAGGTCCGGCGCAACGTCGCTGGTGTTCTGGGCTGCAAATGCGGTGATGCGGAGCTCGATGCGGTCGCCCGCTGAGAAGGTGAGCGCGGCCGTGCTCTCGAAGCCGCGCACGATCGTGAACGTGTCGGTTGATCGGGCCGTCACCTTTACGATCTCCGACAGCGCGTCCGACTTGATGATCGTGGCTGGGAACCAGTCGCCCGCGCCGAGCGCAGGAAACCTCGCGCCGTCGCCGGGAAGAACGGCGAGGCTGGTGTCGTCCGGCCCCAATGATGACGCGAGCTTGCTGACCGCGTTGTTCGCGAGCTTCATTCCCATATCAGTCACGCACCCGAATCTGAAATTCGACCTGCTTCACGCGGCTCTGCGCCGTCGTGGCGGTCACGCGGATAGAGGCGGTCTTGCCGCTCACGCCATCGACGAGCCACACCTTGACGGTTTCCGGCTGCACGATGACCTGCGCGGCGCTGACCATGCTTTCGGCCGGCTGCACGGCGGCCGTCGCGCTCGCGATCGTGTCGCCGTCCGCGAGCCAGCGCGAAAAATCGATGTCGTAGTCGAGCTGATCGACCGGACGCTTCATGAAGATACCGAGCATTACGCCTCCGCGATCTCGAGCTCGCGCTGCGGGCGAGGCACGCGCAGCGCACGGTTTTCGTGATCGACGCGCAGGCCGCGCGCGCGCGGCGCCGGGTAGAAGCCGCCCGGCAGCACGACGACGCGCTGATCGCGCACGTCGAATTCCAGTTCCATCAGGGCCCCGCCGCCGCCGTCGACGCGATGATACGAACCAGCGTCCGTGCGCAGGAACTCGAGCAGCATGCGCACGTCGCCACTGCCGTGCACGTGCGCGCCGACACGCTCGTGCGCCGCGGCGCGCAGCACCATCTCGACAGCGCCGCCGTTCTGCGTGATGAGCCGCGGCACGCCGGTCGGGTAAAGCCACATATCGACGAGGCCGGCGCCCTTGAGCGGTGTGCGCACGATGCCCGAGCCCTCGGCGAGCAGGAACATGAACGCCGCGCCTTGGCCGGCCCGGCCCGTTGCCGCACGGCCGTCGCCGAGCAGGTCGAGCTCCAGCTTCGCGTCGCCTTCGCCGTAGATGAGCTTGCCGCCCATCCCCTTGTTCCACGTCAGCATCAGCGTCGCGGTGCCGCCGACAACCTGCGTCACCTTGCCGTCGCCGCCGGCCGCGAGCTCCATCAGCGCTTCGGCCTCGCCGAACGTGCGGCGCGTGCCGTTGCCAGAGGCATTGAGCACCAGGTCTGCCGCGCCCGTGCCGAAGGTGCGCCGCGTGCCGTTGCCGGTCGCGTTCAGCACCATGTCGGCCCGGCCCGAGCCGAGCCGAACCGTCGCGCTCTTGCCGGTCACGACGAGCGACAAATCCGCCTCGGCAAAGCCTTGGCGGGTCGCCCAGCCGTTGATCGGCGTCTCGTTGAGCGCGTAGAAGTTCATCGGCTTACAGCATGCGCACGGTCAGCGAGCCGACGTCGAACACGAACACGTCGCCGGGGTTCAGGGTGCGCGAGGCGTAAAGCGCGGCACCGCACAGGTAGTTGCCGCCGTTCGCCGCGTCCCAGATGCCGAAGTGCGTGATCGTGACGGCCGACGAACCGTTCATCATCGGGTAGAGCACCTGCTTCAGGTTGGTGCTCACGCCGTCATTCGGGGGCGCCCAGCCGTCACCGATCACGCCGGCATCGCCTTCGGCAGCGCGACGCACGTAGCCCGGCCAGTCCGTCAGATTGACCTCGCCCGCGCCGGTGTCGCCGGGGTCCGCGGTATGCAGCGAGATGTACGTCTTGTTGGGCAGCGGAAACGCAATACCACGCAGCAGCGCGTTGATGACGTTACCTTCGGTGTAGTTCGATGCGGCGGACATGATGCCTCCTTAGAAGAAAGTCGCCTTGGTACGAACGGGCGCGCGCTGCTGCCCGGTTGCCTGGAGCTTCGATTTCCGCCCGAGGGCGTTGTCGAATTTTCCCTGAAAGAACACGGCCATGTTCGGGTTGGAGAACGTCTGGTTCGGCAGCATCAGGATGCTGGCGAGCGCGCCCCACGAGATGGTCGTGGCGTATTCGCGGAACAGGAAGTCGGGAAGCTGCTCGCAGTCCTCGGACGGCTTCAGGCGCAGCCACACCTTCACAGATCCTTGCTCGAGCGGCGTCGGCACCACGCGCACGGTGTCGGGGCATACCTGCGTGAACCACTGCGGCTGCCCGGTCCAAAGCCGGGTATCCGAACGCCAGTCAGGGTAACGGTCGTCGAGCCAGTCGAGCGAAGCCGTGGTGAGCTTCTTGCCGTTGAAGTCGCAGCGCTCGATCTCGTGGATCACGGCGTCTTGCGGCGTGCACATGACGTTCGGATCGTCGCCGAGGTCGAACGTGTCGTCGAAACGCCACAGGCGCGTCGTCTCGCAGAAGTCACGCGCGGCCGCGCGGATGTGCTCGATCGCGGTCGGCTCCGGGCAGCTCGGAGCGAACGGCAGAACCTTCGTGAGGAAAGCGTCGAGGTCGGTCATACGTGGTTCGCGTTCGGCGAGTTAGCGGTGGTCTGCTGGTTGTTGTCCGTCACTGCGTCGACGAACGCCTGATAGTGCAGGGCGGCGACTGTGCCGTTGGCGAACTCGCTGTCCTTCGACAGCGCGCGGTAGCAGATGTAGGAGACGAGCACGTTCATGTACTCGGCGCCCATGTCGAGCGAGTCGGCTTCCTCCTTGACCTCGGGCGGCAGCTCAGAATGCAGCGCCTCCACCTTCGTGCCGTCGACCGCCGGCGGGTAGACGTAGAACGTGCGCGGCGCGCGCTCGTCGAACGTGAAGTGCTTCACCACGCTTTTCGGCCGCGCCGTGTGCCAGTCCGGGTTCTGGTCGTCGAGCAGGTGCCGATCGACGCGCCGCACGATCCGGCCGGGCGTCACGCCGTCCGCGCCGATGTTGCGCACGACGTCGAGCAGTTCGACGCCTCGCACCGGAATCTCTTGCCGCGTGCCAGCGGCGAGCGACAGCACTGCCGCGACCGACCGTGCCGCCGGCCGACGCACGATCGTCTCGCGCGCGGCGTCGTTGATCCAACGCAGCAGCTCGGGGACTTCCCAGCGGATGTGATCCTCGTCCTGGAGGATTTCCCCGGCGCGTGCGATCAGGTCGGCGGCAGCGATCGGCATGGCGTTACTCGGCAGCCTCGGCGAGCTTCGCCTTCAGCGTCTCGGTCTTGATATTGGCGGCCGGCGCCTTGCCGAACTTGGCCGTGTACGCGGCAACCAGCGCGGCGCGCTCGTCGACCGGGCCCGCGGCCTGCGTGCTCGGCTCCAGCGTGATCTCGCCGTCCTCGAGCGAGTCGAGAACGATCTCCGTCTTGGTCGCGCGGTGCTCGTCGTCGAGGCCGTTCCAGTCCTCGACCGTCAGGCCGGAGTCCGTGAACGCGCGCAGCGTGACGTCGGCGAGCGAGTAGGTCTTGCCGTTGATGTCGTACGACGGCTCGAAGCCGGCGGCGACCCTGAGCTGGCCGGCATCGACGGTCACGGTCGGCGGGTTGTCGATCGGCGGCACGGTGCCGCGCAGCAGGGCGGTCGCGTCCGTCTCATCGGCTTCCGCGCCCGGCGTGCGCGCGATGCGGTATGCCTCGCGAATCGACAGAAAGCGCTCGATGTGCGTCTCGTTCACGACTTCGGCCAGATGCCGTTCATCGTCAGGCGTCGGGGCGAAATGGTACGTCTTGCCCGGCATCTCGACGAAGGTGCCCCCCTTGCGATGCAGGATACATTCGATCTTCATGAACTCCTCTCCTCAAAGGCAGTCCGGGGGCCGAAGCCCCCGGCGTTGGATGCCGACTTACGCCGGCACGTACTTCAGCAGCAGGCGCAGCTTCTTGCCCGCGACCGACCCGCCCGGCGCGGTCGTGACCTTTGCGCCGATCGAGCGGTGATTGTCGGTCGGCGCGATCGTGAAGGCGGACACGAGCTCCGTGCGCACGACGGTGCCGTCGACGGCCTGCGCGGCGAAGATTTCGTTGCCGCACGTGCGCGCCGGGTTCTTGTCGCCGACCTCGCCGGACATGATGCCGATGTCGACAGCGAGCGTGTCGAGCGCTTCCGACACGAGAATTGCGTCGGTCGGCGTATGCGTCGCCGGCAGCACGGCGAGCTCGATGATGTCGCCCGCGGCCGGCGCAGTGGCCGGCATCGTGAACTCGAACACCTGTACGACTTCATCGCCCGCGCAGTCGCCATACGGCGTGTTACGCTGGCCGGTCGCCCAAAGGCTTTGCAGCAGAGACATGATGGATACCTCGTTCAGTCAGGGTGGTAAGGGTGAGCCGCCCGAAGGCGGCCCTGCCGGCCAGCGATTAGCTGTGCTTCTTCGCCGCGGTGTCGATCGAGATGACGCCGAAGTCCTTGTTGTTGAAACGAGCCTTCTTCATGCCGGCGATGAAGCCGGCGCAGATGGCGGGCTCGTTCCCGTAGTCCTTCACCGTTTCTTCCCAATCGAAGCGCAGGCCGTTCGCGGTGCCGTAGGCGATGACGCCAGCCTGACGACCCATGAACAGCGCACGCGCCGCTTCGACGTTCGCGCCCGCGCCGTAATCGTTGAAGCGGATCACGTTGCGGTGCTTGTGCAGCACGACGTTGTTGATCATGCCGAGGCCGCCCTTGAAGATCGGGTTGTTCCGACCTTCGGCCGCCGCCGCTGCCTTTTGGAAGTCGATCCAGCGGCCGCCCGTCGCCGTGCGCATGTCGGTCGCCTGATACTCCGACATCACGCAGACGTAGTGGTCGTCGCCGTCGATGCTGACCGGAACCATGTTGGCGACTTCCGGGTTCTCGGCCTGCATCATCGACGCCTTTTCGACCGCCTTCTCGATCACCATCGGGTCCATGATGTCGTTTGCGGTCAGGCTCGCCTTGCTCGTCGCCGCGCCGCCGTACAGCAGGTGGTCGGCGTCCGGGGCTTCGAGCGGGTTGCCGGCGAAGCCCTGGAAGTCCGGCGTTTCCACGAAGTCGAGGTTGATGCCGCGCGCGCCCGACAGGTAGATGAACAGCAGCTCGTCGGTGAACTTGAAGAAGTAGTCGCCGAGGCGATCGCGAGCGATGCGGCGGATGTTGTGGATCGTGCGCTTGCGCGACATGCGACCTCCGGCCGAAACCGGGTGACGCACTTGGTCGATCTTCACCTGATCGGTATAGAAGCGCAGGTTTTCCTCGGTGCCTTCCGTGCGGTTGTCGCCATAGGTCGGCTTGCCGCGCAGATGGACGGAGAGGTCGAACGAGATGGTGTCGCCGGCGTCGGATTCCAGCTCGGTCTTACGCTGGATGACGCTGTTCTCGGACGTGCCGATGAAGCGCTGTTCGAAGTACGACTTCTTGCGGACGTCGACCGCGAGGTCGGCAGACCAACGCTTGACGGCTTTCGGATCGCCGAAGGGGATGACGGTTTGCGGCATAGTAGGGCCTCGATGAAAGTTGTTGAACGATCACCTTGGCACCTCCTGCGCCGCAGTTGGCCCGATTATCGAACAGGTGGTTAGAAAAGGCAACCAGCCCATGAAGCCGACGTTTCACGTGCGACTGGCCCTGCTGGGAATGGTTGCGATCCTGATCTTCGCCGCGTTGCGCGGACTCGGGCTGGTGTGATTACGCGGCGTCGGCCGAGAGGCCGACCTTCGCCGCGATCTGCGCCGCCGTCGATGGGGCGGTGCGCGTGATGGGGACCGACTTGTCCGCCTGGATGGACAGCCGGGCGACCTTGCCTGACTTGTCCTCGAGCGTAATCACGGCATAGTCGCCGATCTTCACGCTCTCGCCCGGTTTGATGTCCAGCTTCAGCATGCGGTCCCCTGTTGGTTAGACGGCCGGCGCCGCGTCGTCGTTGTGCACGGCCGGGCGCGCGACGTGGTTCGCGAACGCGCTCACGCCGCCCGAGCGCGCGATCTGGCCGCCCTTGAGGTCGTCTGCCGTGTAGCAGAACACCGAGCACTGCACGGTGACGTCGGCCTTGTCGTCGTCGCCGAGCATGTCGATGACCGCGCTCGCATTCGCGACCACGGCTGCGCGGGCCCGCGACACGACCGGATCGGCGCCGACCTTCCGGTCGAACTCGGCCGCGATCGCGGTCTTTGCGGCCGCTTTGGTAGCGGCCGTGACGCTGAAGGTGTAGTTCCCCATGTTGGCTCCTTACGCGGCGCGCGAGGCGAGGTAGGCGTCGCGATCCGCGTCGGACATCTTCGCCAGCTTATCCTCGTGCGCAAGCGGGTCGGTTTCGAGCAGCCGATCGAGCGCCGCCCAGCGTCCGCCCTCGACGTCCTGATTCTCGGCCGCCGGCACCTTGGCGAGGGTAGGCGGCGGGTCGATCTTCGAGCCTTTCAGCGGCTTGCCGTCCTTCTCGTCCTTCTTGCCGCCATCCTTCCCGCCCGTGTCCGTGCGCGCCGCCGGCGCAGCTTCGCCGAGGTCCGCGACGACCATCTCGTGCGCCCGCGCGAGAATCTGCTTGCCCGTCAGGCCGGCATTCTCCGGGTTCGATGCGATCTCCTTCACGAACGTGTCGAGCGCCGTCCAGCGCACGCGGCTCTTGCTGTACTCGGGATGCTCCTTGCTCGTGAAGTCCTTGACCTCGCCAAGCCACGCGCCCATTTCCTGCTGCTGCTTGATCTCGGCCGCGATCTTCGCCTTGTCGATCGCGCGCTCGAGGTCGCGTTCCTGCTTTCCGAGTGCGTCGAGCTGGGTCTGGTACTCCTTGGCCGTGATGTCGCCGTTGTCGAACTGCTCGACGAGCTGGGCCTTCTTGTCGCCGATCTCCTTCAGCTTCGCGTCGGCGTCCGCCGGTGCTTCGGCAACGAGCAGGGGAACGATCGGCTTCGCGCCAGTGTCGGCCTCCGCGTCGTCGTTGCCCTTGCCGGCATCGTCGGCAGCAGCAGCGGCCGCGGCAGCGGCAGCGTCATCGGTCTTGCCCTTCGAGGCCGCGTCGTCGGCGTTCGCGCCGCCCTTGCCGTCGTCGCCGCCCTTGTTCGCGTCGTCGTCGTTGTTCTCGTCCGTGGTGCCAGAATTGGCACCTTCGTTCGCGCGCAGGCTCTCGTCGAGCGTGGTCGTATCGCCCGAACCGTCGTCCTCCTGAAGCGCCGCGCGCTCCTCGTCGGTCAGACCGGCCAAATCTTCATCGGTGTATCCGCTCATTCGATCCTCACTGTTGCGTGGGTTGCTGGGGTGCCGTGCCGTCCGGCGTTGCAGGGCCGGGCGGTTGAGGCGGGTTAGCCGGAAGCGCCGGCTGCGCTACGGATGCTGCTTGGCCGGGTGCTGCCGGCTGCGCAGGAGTCGCGGGTTGTGCGGGCTGCGCGGGTGCGGGCGGCTGGCCGCTTGCTGCTGCGTCCGGCTGGGGCGTGTTCGGATCATCCCAGCCCGATTCCTTCAGAATGCCGTCCGACAACGTTGCCAATTGTGGCATAAACGCGATCGCAGTAGCAGCGTCCGTCGCATCCTTGATCGCGACGACGCCCTCGCGCACGGCCTGCTTCTGGATGTGCGCGGCGGACGCGCGTGCTTTGAGCGCTTCCGCCTCGGCGCGTGCGGCCTTTGCTTCTGCTTCGCGCAGCGCGGCGAGCGCCATCGCGTCCTGATACTCCTGTTCCTGCTGCTGCGCCTGCTCGCGCGCGATCTCCTCCGGCGTCGGTTCGTCCTGATCCGGGTCTTTCTGGCCGTTGATCGCGCGGATGCGCTTCACGAGCTCGTCGCGGTTCGGGATGTCCATGTTCTCGACGAGCAGGTCGAGCATGGCGATCGCGATCTGCGGCGGCATCTTGCCGATCAGCTCCATCAGCTCGGCGACGGCGGCCTGACGCATGGTCGCGCGCCATTCGGCCTCGTCGATGATGAAGTCGGCCTTCGTGCGCGTGATGTCGTCCTCGGGCAGGCCGCTGTTGATCGTCACGTACTCCGGGTTGCCGCGGCTATTCGTGATGCGGAACTGCTTCTCCTCGGTCATGTACTGCTCGATGAGGCTCAGTTCCTTCTCGCCGTGCTGCTGGAACGCGAGGCGCAGGTTGTCGAACAGCTTGTTCGTGGCGACGCTGCCCTGTTCCTGCCGTGCCTGGATGGCGACGCCCGACACCGCGTTCGTCGAGCGGCCCAGCAGCTCGTCAGTCACGCCGCCGACCTGCTGGATCATCTGCATCGAGCGCGACGCGAGCTCCAGATGTGCCGGCGCGAGGTCGCGATCGACGTTCAGGATCAGCTCCTTGCCCTGCTTCTTCTCGATCACGGCGTCGGGCCGGGCTGCCTCGCGGCGGAACTCCTCGATGTCGTCGACCGTGCCCTCGTCCATGATGACCTTGTTGGTCGACAGGATGTAGAGAGCCTTCGACAGGCGCTTGTTCACGTCGTCCTGCATGCCGCGCATGAAGCGGATCACACCGTACGGCATGCCGTCGCGCGCGCGGCGGAAGCCCCAGATCGGGGTGAACGGGTAGCGGTTGTGCCGGTAGGGGCTCGGGCCCGCCCAGATCAGGTCACGCGTGGTCATGATCGCGCAGTGCATGCGCATCATCGGCGACACGGCGAGCACAGCACGGCCGGACGCGAGCTCGGCCTGATGCCGCTCGTCGTTCGGATCGAAGATTTCGCCGCGGAAGTCGGAGCGCGGGCCGCGCAGGCGTTTCACGCGCACGGGCATGCGGAACCACGCCTCGATCATGCGCACGCGCTTGCGCGCGTAGGTGACGGCGCCGGCCGCGACGCTGTTCATGGAGCGCTCGTACTCGTTCGAGTCCATCGCGTCGTCGCCGTCGATGTCGTCCGCGCCCCACGTTTCGTAGTTGTCGACGGCTGCCGCTTCGAGCTGCGCCCGGCGGTTCGGGAAGATGGCGACCGCGACGTCGAGGTCGACCCACTTCACGCGGAAGATGTACCGGCAGTCGTCCATGTCGAGACGCCGGTAGGTGCTGTCCCACAGGATGTTGCGCCAGCTCTCGGAGCCGGCATACAGCGGCTCGCCGTCGTTCTCGTCCTGCACCTGCGATTCCAGCCAGCCGATGCCGGCCTTCACGGCGTCCTCGAACGCGAGCGAGCGCTCGAAGGGCAGGTGGTTCACGT